TTAGTCTGTTCTGGTAAAATACATTCTTCAATTGTCTTAGGTCGATACTTCTCAACCCAAAGAAATTCATCACTCATAATTTAGATCCAATCTGGTTTTCTGGATGGGTCACGTAGATAATTAGATGCAGCCCAAGGTTTGCTGCTAATGTAATTCTTGTAAGCAGTAAAAGTGTCAATGCTTGTGTTATGTTTAAACTCATCTGGCATTGCACGAGTAAAGGATTCCACCATACAATAACATGTAATTACTTCTCCTGCAAGTTTATGGAATGTTTTCTTTGCCTCAAACAATGAATTAGCACAACCATGAACTTTATTATAGCGATGATTATATTCATCAACTAAAGCACAACCATGCTGTATTAACCATGCAGTATTGAATATACTTGCAGCAGCCCATTGAGTGCAAGGATGGTTTCTGAATGCCCCTTTCTTGACCGAATAAGGGGTTCCATCTTTCTTCTTGACTAAATCATCACCCCAGTCATAATACCAGTGTGAGAATACAATAGAGAGCATCTGACATGTCTCTAAAGGCATCTTAACCACATGTTTATCAGGCAATACTTTTGCTGATACATGTGGATCTGGATGAGTGACAAAAATGTTCATTTCTTTTTAAAAACACCAAACTTAGATAGTACCCACATAGTAACTATCGTCCAACCTATAATATACCACATAATTTATTTTTTGGTAGTGTTACTACGTGTTCTGTTTATTATTGAAATAAATTTATCTCCTGCAAAAGTTCCTCCAAGACAGACATCAATTTCATCACCATCTACCCAATTCATATCACCATTCATTTTAGTATGTAACATGGCTTCTTGAATCTTATCAATTACTTCTTGTGTTAATTTCATGTTGCTCTCCAAGCTACATACCAAATAAAAAACAACCCTAATAATATTGTAAACGGAATAGGAAAAAATGGCAAGACAGTCATTGCATGACCCACTTGCACAATAACTACACCGTAGAAAAGCCACATAATCCACATACCAATTTTATTATGACGGCTTCCACGTTTATACTCTGGTGGATCTAAATTATACTTCCAGATGTCACTAGACATGTATTCATCTTCATGTATTCTTCTTTTAGTCATAATACAGGATACTCCTCGTTGCGTACAAATTCAGTTTTCATAGTCTTGAAATCTTCCATCAATCTACTAACCTGTTTCCTATCAAGACCCGCAAGTTGTTGACAGTTCTCTAGGCAACGATAGATACATTCTCTATCACTTATGGGTGGAGAGATTTCCCACCCATCCTTATCATAATACTTCTTACCTGTAGTGACTTGTGCCTCTACGTGTCCAAGATCTTGTGCCTCGGAAGGGTTCTTGTAATTATGTTCCAAAAGTAGAATCTGGTTCTAGAGCAATGTAATATGTTAGATCTCTATCCGCATTAACAAAACGAGAAAGAAGTTTCTGAGAAACAACGACTTCATAAGTTCCAGGAAGGATCTTAATATTCTCAACCTTAAAGTTAAATGAGAACTCTTTATCAGTCTCTCCTACAGTAATAGAGAAACTATTAGAGGTATCATTCTTCTTATCTCTTACTACCACTTTTACTACTCCTGCTTCACCAACTACAGAAAGATCTGATAACTGATAGATGGCAGCCGCTTTAAGCAACTTATCTAATTGCTCTGTGCTAATGGTAAAAGTAACATCCTCACTAGGAAGAGTAATTGGTTTCTCAGGAGGAGTAATGATAACATTAGGATCTGCAAAGAAGTACTTAGAACGCATCTTTCCTTCTTTGATAACCACATGTCCATCATTAGCAAAATCTAATTCTGGATCATGATAAAGATTACCAATACCATTTAAGAACTGACTTAAATCATAGATACCAAAATCTTTAGGTAACTCTTCTTCAATAGTTACTTCAGCAAGAATATTCTTCATAACACTAATAGTGCGAAGTCTATTCCCTTGTTTGAATAGAATGGATTGATTAATATCCTTAAAGTTCTCTAGGATCTTAAAGGTATTCTTAGAAAGTTTCATAGCCACGGGTCGGAGTTTCATTGAGTTGCCCACTGAAATGGTATAGTAGGAGTGAATAGTGTAGTGCTTTTAGTATATCACGTTTTGCTTGTCCCTTCTTATCATAGCGACTTAAATACTTGATTGCATTAGATCTACAGAATGCCTCCGCATCTCCTACAGATTCAATAAGATCAAGTGTCTGGACATCATTAGTGTCAGAAGTATAATGTCCACCATAAGTAGTAGAAATATAATCGTGAAGAGCCTTGATGGATTCATCTTCTTTATATTTTCTAGCGGAAGGATTTTTTATTCCAGGTGTCGTAAAATGATGAGCAGCAGCATCATCATTATCTGCTAGAAAATTTTGAGATAGTGGTGAATCATCTGGAATATTGAGATTCAAAGTATCGTACTCCTCAGTATCAGGAAATACAATATCATCAAAGTTAACCACCGCATCCCCACCTTCAATAGTGATATGCTCATTATCTAAAGCAGAAGTATCAATTGATATCTCTGCATCATCATCCAATGGATCAACACAATAATCACTAGTAAAGACTGCTGCTGTATTTCCTGATCCTACTGTAACAATAGGATCATACTCATCACTCTCTTGCGGTGTAATTTTTATATCCTCAAGTTTACAAGGGGTCACGTCATCATCCTCCTGTTTTTTAATAGGGAAATTTTCGTCCATAGTTCCATTCAACTCATCATAAAGTAAGCTCCATGCATTAATCATACATTTTATCCTCTAATTTGTCAAGATCTACATCAGCATCTACTTTATCATATAGTTCAAGGAATGCTTGCTTTGTCTCATCATCAAAACGATTGACACAAACTTGAATTGCTTTCATCTTATCATTGAAGATGCTGTAAGCACGAACAATGTGAACCAAACGACGAGTGCTGATGATCTCTTCGATACCACCATCATAAAATGTTTTGCGAATAATGTCACCCCAATCTACAAGTCGTGCAATAAAGTCTGTATCAGTAATACCAAGATTAGCAGCCACTCCACCAAGAATTCTTTTCTCTATAGAAGGTGCTGGATAGTCTTGCTCAAAGGTTACAGGGAATCTCTCAAGAAATGCTTCATTAAGAACATTAGTACCAATGAATCTACCATCGTCGGATCCTTTACCTTTAGTATTAGCAGTTGCTATTACATTAAATCCTACCTCAGGTCTAACAAACTTACCGATTTTTTTGAGGAACAACCCTTTACCTTCAAGTATGGGTTGGAGGCAAAGGATTTTGTTACTAGCCAAGTCAACCTCATCGAGTAACAAGATTGCTCCTCGTTCAAGTGCTTCAATGACAGGTCCGTTATGCCAAACTGTTGCCCCATCAACAAGGCGAAACCCACCAATAAGATCGTCTTCATCAGTTTCAATAGTAATGTTTACACGAATCAATTCTCTCTTTAACTGAGCACATGCTTGCTCTACACCAAAGGTCTTACCATTACCAGAGAGTCCAGTAATGAATGTAGGGTAGAACTGTTTTGATTGTATTACTTTCTTTACATCATTAAAAGACCCAAACTTAACAAAGGTTGAATCAGATTCTGGAACAAGGTTTTGAAGGAAAGTGGGTTGAACAGCAGGAGCACTAAAAGACTTCTCAATGTTCTCCACGGCCTTTGTGGTAACCTCTAGGTTCCACTTACCACGACCAACAGAAAACTCTTTAATTTTTTTAGTAACAGTCTGATAAGCAATATCATTCATTCTGCAGAATCCTCTAACATCTGCAGCAGTGAACTCTTTACCATATGTTGCTCTCAAACCTTCAATGATTTCGTCACGAGTCATTTTAATTTCAAACATAGTTGGTTCGTTTTGTTGAACCTATTATAAGGCAAAAAGAGGTGAAAGAATCACCTCTTAGGACACTTTCTTAATTGTCATATACCCTGATCCTTCTGCCTAGCAAAAAACTCTTTCATACTAGATTGTAACTGACCTTCATTTTCTTTAGGGTCCAACTTATCATAACCATTCCGTTTTTTCCATTGATTATACATTGCTCCCATCATCCATGATTGAGAAAGACTATGAGGCCCATCTCTCAATAACTCTGCTTGTCGGCCAGTGTGGTATGGAAGAGATTCTTCTCTCCAATTAGAATCATCATAAGGTTTTTTATCCATAAGTAAAAGTCTTTCCTTTGATTTGTGATTGACCCTCTGGGTTTTTACCCTGCGGTTTAAATTTACCTAAACCAACTCTCTTAGTTGACCCTAAAGGTCTTTTATTCTTTGGTTTTGTACCTAGTCCACCTTTTCTAGTTGCGGATAGTGTACCAGTTTTTTTCGTTTGTGTCAATACCGAGTCTTGTCCATACTTCTTACCTAGTGACTTAACTGCTTTCTTGAATGCTCTCTTACCCTTCTTACCTGAACTGACAACGTGACTTCTTTCCTTTACTCTCTTCTCCTTACCATCATCACCCTTCTCTACATATGAACCAGTTACCTTAGTAGCACCAGGCAATCCCTTACCTTTTATATCCCTATCTAATTGTTTTGCTCTTGCACGATTTTCTTTTGCAGACTTATCAGCTCTGGATGCTGACATCGTAGCAATTCCACCTTTATCAGACTTAGATTTTATTCTACTTAGACTACTTTCGTCTAGAAATTCTCTGAATGTCTTCATTATTAGTAACACTATTATAAGAATATTTATTCTTCTTTATCCTTAACTCAATTCCATGAAGTTCCAATAGTGAGATCTTTGTATCAGTCATTTCCTCACTATAAAAAATAAGAGGTTGTCTCGTACAGTCCCCACTCATTTTTCTTCCTCCACTATAGCCTTATAATATTCCAATCTTCTTCTAAGAAAAGTTACTTCTTTTTTTAATTCTTCTTTTTCTGTTGTCAGTTCTGCGATTTCTTGTTCGTAAAGAATAATCATTTGTTCCAGTCGAAGTACATCATTTTCAAGATCCCACTGTGACTTGGGATATGGGTCTATCATTTGTGTGCGTTTCCAAATTATTTAATCATTTAATGTTTGCTTTATTTTTTTCTTATTGGTACATCTATTGTCCATGATGGTGATTCTAACTTAACAATCTTAAACTGTTGTCTATTTTTCTCATAGGTAGCAGCAGGTTCATTACCAGCAGTTTCACCATAATGAGGTTTATTGGGATCTTTTAAACCCATGTAATCTAATATAGCCCCATCTACCATAAACCAAAGTGTATCCCAAGTGATGGTCTCTCTTAGTTTGACTGCAATTCTATCAATATCTTCTCCATCAAGATACTCACCAGTGGCTACTGCATGAGAGTAATCTTCATATTGAGACAAAAGTTTTGCTCTTGCTTCTACCAACTCATTAAGATTGATAGTGATTTTTATGTCGTCGTTGATTGCCATGAGTTAATAACGGAAGGTAAAAGACCATACTCCATACGTTGTATAGCCTTGGTCAAAGATTCAACAGTATCATCGGGAAGAATGGGTACTTCCTGTTGTGCAATTATTGTACCACCATCTAACTCTTCTGTCACGTAATGTACCGTACATCCTGTTACACTATCTCCACTGTCCATTGCCTGTTCAACTGCATTCAATCCTTTGTACTTAGGAAGTAATGATGGATGAACATTTATCATAGGAGCAGGGAAAGCAGAAGGATTTTTGATCACTCTCATATATCCTGCAAGAATGATAAGATCTACTCTCCATGCTTTAAAGAGTTCTATCATCTTATCTTCATCTTTATGCGGAACTCTTACATGAGGAATTCCAAATTTCGCTGCTCTTGCGACAGCACCACATTGTTTAGTGTTGTGTATCATCAACACAACTTCATGTTTATTACATACGGGATTTGTAACTATGTTCTCGAAGTTGGTTCCGTTGCCAGAACACATAATTCCTAATCTCATTCTTGTAATTCGTCTAATCTATAAGGTGAATAATTAGGTTTCTCATGGTACTCTTTTAAGGCTTCCAACATGATTTCTTTCAACTCTGCTCTTTCTTTATCATCAAAGATAGGCAACTCTCTAAAGTTTGCTGGTGGATAAATTGGATTACCATCAGCATCTTTAGGAAAGATATTGTCCTTGCATCCCTTTATTGCAGGGACACTCATGCCCTGAGTATCAATTTTTTCAGTCATTATACCACAAGTTCAATGAACTCACCAAGTATTTTCTTATTTAGTTTCTTAGTCTTAAGAGATTTAACAAATGCTTTCTTAATCTGTGCTTTTGTTGCAGAATCATCAACATTAAAGTCAGTATCCGCAGATAAAGCAGAGGAAGATAATCCAAAGTATGCATCATAAGCAGATTTTTTAATAGTGAAAGCCTTTGCTTTTCTCCACTCACTCACGACTTTATCATACTCCTTCTGATTACGCCACTCATCATAGTATCTCTTAATAAACCACTTAGCATCACGAGTTTCAAGAACACGAATACCGATGAAGTTAGTAGATGGAAAATTATCTTTAAGATTCTTAATTAACATATCAGTAAATTCAGGATAACCATATCCAATCTTATAAGTCTTTCCAACTTTACGATCACGGAAGAAACAACTAGATGGATTAACATTTCTACATCCCAAATAGGGTTCATCTTCCCAATGACGATCTACTTCTTTATGATAAGGAAGTTGAGCGGCTTCTCCATCAGTCAATATAATACACTGTACTTTTTGTAACTTATTATCTTTTTGAAACTGAGGTATAATTTTATGTAAAGAAAGTAAAGTCTCATTCAAAGGAGTTCCTGATAAACATAGTTTATGAGGGTAAGAGTAATAAGCACCGTATCTATTATAAAATGCATTAGCAACTCTCCAAATATTTAATAATTGGTGCTCAAGAGTTTTAGCATTTACCTTACTTGTGAATAAATTCATTAAAGTAAATCCATCATCTACACGAAAAATATATTCTTTTGCCTCATAAAGAGGTTTACAATCCACCGCATCAATTCTACCTGATGCATAATCTCTAACAGATCTATTCCATTCATTTGTAAAAGCATACACCTCAAAAGGAATAGAAACTTTACGACAGAACCAGATCAAATTATAAAGTTGCTTAAGAGTATCGGTCAACACACCAGACATAGAACCAGACCAATCAAGAATAAAGACTAATCCATGATTCTTACCATCAGGAACAACACTTATCTTCTTAAAAAGATCCTCATTAAACTTATAGGTATGTAACTTCTCTGTAGAAAGAACTCCTGTTCTACTAGTGGTAGCACGAGCATATGCATCAGCAGCTTTCTTACATTCAAACTCCTTTACAAGATAAGAAACTTCTTTTTGTGCATCTCTCTTAAACTTTGCAAAATCGGCATCAACTTCTTCAAATATATTATCATGAGGGAAATTATATTTCTCTTGTCTCTCCTTAAATATACTCACCTCCTGAACCCAATGATAATCAATTTCCTTATGAACATCTTCATTAGAAGCAATAATATTCTCAATATTTAAATCGGGTCTCTCAATATAGGCATTCTCAGTACCATTATAATTAATTAGATCCTGAATAGAACTATTAAATGCTTCAGCAGTTTCTACAGTAGGGTCATCAGCATGACTGCCAGAAGAACGATCAGGATTACGCTCCCCACTTTCCACAGGACCATCGCTATCAGAGTCAGAAACGGAAGAACCATTATCCCCAGTGCTATCAAGGTCACTATCCCCAGACCCTGAACTATCACTTGAAGGAGGTTCATCTCCCATATCTTCTTCCACATCCTCTTGAGGCTGAGGGGTTTTTTGTTGTTGCTCCTGCTTGCAGAAATTATATAGCGTTTCTGCTGCTGAGATGGTGTCAGTAAACGTTTCGGCATTTTGAATTAAAGTGATAATCTCCTTTTCAGCATCTGAAAAAGATATGTCAAGGAACGAACCAATCTTAAAATATAGATTAGCACGATCAGCAAGATTAAAAGTATTAAGATCTTCATCCTTTACTTCAAAGAAATCTTTATCATGTAGTTCACTATAACCTCTATAGAAGGATTTGGCAATACCCATATACTTTCTCTTCATCAACTTCTCAATTCTTGCATCCTCCACCACATTGACAAACTGTTGAGGAATTTTACCTTCCCAACTCCAGTCATCAGGAGTAAAGAGTGCATGTCCTACTTCATGACCAACCAACATATCATATACATTATTACTAGCCTTCTCCCACATCGGAAGAGTTAACACACGAGTATGAACATTAAACTGTGCGGTCTCACATTGCTTGTGCTCTACTACGATGTCTTCAGTAGCAAGGAGTTTGGCAAGTTGTGACTTGATTTCCTTTTGAACTGCCATGTGTCTTTTCGTTTGATGTACCTATCATACTAGAAAACCGCCTCTTTGGGGCGGTCTGTAGACGCTTTATCAACTGTCCACGTCTTTTCCTTGCAGCACGTAGAGCCTGGGGTTTAAGAGTTCGTTTTTTCTCCTTCTTAGAATGATGTTGCCAATTTGGGGTCATTGTTTTGAATGGGATACCAGAGTCACGAGATGATCCATAATATTTATTGTAGGTCTCCATCCTAATTGACGCAAGGGTCTTGTGTCAGCACATAAACTGTCTGGTTCACCTGGTGTGTCCTCCTTAATAGGCAGATCCCTTCCCATTGCCTTTGCTATATCCATGACGGGAATTGCTTCTCCATATCCCACATCAAGGTGTCCTCTGAAATTAGAACCCATCAATGTTATGATAGCACTTACAACATCATGAACATGAATATAATCTCTTTTATGCCTTGTAATATACTTGGCAGTGTTCTGCTGAAGCATTCTATAAAGCATATCCCGTCTACTATCAGACTCATGCCATACATTAAAGAATCTCATACCCACACTATTAGGGGGTGCTTGTAATTCATTTACCTTCTTAGTAATAGCATAAGGATTCTGCCACCAACCATGAGCACCAGCAGAACTAGCATATAATAACCTCACATTATTCCGTCTGCAATAATCAAAGATAGGTTGGGACTTGGTTACATTATTCTCCCAGAACCTATTAGGATCTTCAAAACTTTCTCTAAGAGCAGCAAAGGCTGCTAGATGAATAACACAATCATACTTCTTTGTTGGTTGAAAGAATCCTATATCATTAGGAAAATCCATACCATCTATTTCCAACCTTTCATTTTGCCACTCACCATAGCAATCAGATTCCACCAACCAATTCCTTAGGTGTCCTCCAATAAATCCCTTATCACCTGTAATTAAAATCTTTTCTGTCATGTTACCGACCAATCAATAACAGTACGGATCTCTTGGTTATACTTCCAGATCTCTCTGAACATATCAGCATTGATGTCCTCTTTTTCTAATTGAACAATCAAAGAGTTAAGATCTTTAGGGAAGCAAGTTCCACCAAAACCTCTATCATTATCAATACCAGGAACTTTGGTATGTGATGTACCGATTCTACTATCAGCAGTCACACCCTCTACCACATTCTTATAATCCATACCCACCTTCTCACACATATCATATATCTTATTGAAATATGCTACCTTATAAGCCAAGAAGGTATTAGAGAAATACTTTACTGCCTCACTCTCATCAGAGGTCATCTGAATAACTGGAGTCTCATGAAAGTATCTCCAATAAAAATTAGATGCATCTCTCACAGCATATTGATTTCCACCTATTACAGTTCTCTCTGCATTGGCAAAATCAACCACAGCATTCCTAGCAGTGAGGAACTCTGGGTTATGAGCAATAGTAAGAAACTCATACTTCTCAGCATATGCTTTGGTGGTTCCAATAGGAATAGTGGACTTGATGATAAAGACAGTATCTTTAACAACATACTCTTCTTGCTTAATACCAGCAAAGAAACTATCCAAGATGGATAGATCGCAACTACCATCCATTCTCATGGGAGTAGGAAGGCAGACAAAAATGTACTGCTGATCTAAAACCTCTTCTAGAGTATTGAAAGATCTATTGGGATCTACGTCATAGACCTTGGTTGGAGCTTTATCTCTTACATTCTGATAAACAGCATTTCCAACGAAACCATTACCAACAATTCCGATCATAAGGCTAACCTGCTGAATCCTTTTACTTTCTCAAATTTTAGCACACTATCGAACCTATCGTCCATACCTGTCTTGTGCGATATGACAAAAATGTTAGCATCTTTTATTACAAAACGGATAATCTTAAGGAATTCTTCCGTTCCGAACCCGTCAAGTGAGGAATCAAACACCTCATCCATGATCAGAAGATTGGTGTTGACAGAATTTTTAAACCGTGCTACCTCCCTCCAAGTAAAGAGAAGTGCTAGGTCAATACGCATCTTCTCCCCTTCACTGAAGGAAGCATATGAAAAATCTTCATGGATAGGAGATTGGACAGTCTCGTTGAACTCCTCATCCAATGTAAAGTTAATATAAAAGTCCATCATCTGAAGATACCTATTCACCTGCTGATTAATCAGAGGCAAATACTTCTTTATGATTTTGGACTTAACTCCACCATCCTTGAGTAAACCATAATTGAAATTATGATATTGAATGGTTTCTTTTTCTGAAGCTAATGCTTCATATGTCTCTGCTAACTTGTTCTGAAAGGATTCTAACTTCTCATGCTCAGTATTTCTGTTTGCAAGTTTGTCGGTAATAGTTTGAATTTCCGATTCCAAATCTCTGACTTGTCGTTGACACCCAGAGATACGAGTATTGTTTTTAGAAATGCCATGCGTTAGTGTAGTAATCTCCTTAGATAAGTTTGTAAAGTGATGCTCTCGCTCTTCTTCTTTTTTAATTGCTTCTTCTAGTTCTTTATAACCAGATTGCAACTCCTTAGCTTTAGTTTGAGCATCGTTAATTTTATTTATTCTAAACTCTTCCTGAATAGATTGTGTGCATGTAGGGCAAACCGTGTTCTCTGTGAAAAATTTATGTTCTTTAGTAATCGTTGTTACCCTTTGTGATATTTTACCTTTCAATCCTCCAAGTGTTCTCAACTTTTCAGTAGCACCTGTTACCTTTTCTTGTTCTTTTGTTAGGTCATAAACATCATTCTCAAGTTGTTCATTTATCTTAACATAGTTATCAGATTCCTCCAAAAGGGTATTAATTTTTTCCCGACTTTCATCTATCCTTCCTTTACTTTCTGATTCTAATTCTTTGATCCAATTGGTTTGCATCTGAACTTTATCATTTAATGACTCTTTCTTGAGATCTAATGTCCTAATCTCATCTCTAACTAATTTAATCTTGTCCCTTATGATATTATTCATAGATGAAAAGATTTTAATATCTAATAGATCTTCAATGACTTCTCTTCTATGTGTAGCCGTCAACTGCATAAAAGGAACAAAGTTAGTAGATCCTAGAATTACAATCTGAGTAAAAGACTTATAATTCATCTTAAGCACATTCTGCTCTAACCACTTCTGCTGATCATTAGCATTAGAAAATTGATCTAGACAATTACCATCCTTCCAAATCTCAAACTTATTTGGTTTTATTCCTCTCACTACTTTCCATTCAATATCACCAATAGAGAATTCCACTTCTACCTTACAATCTTTTTCATTAGAACTATTAATTAATTGTCCTTTATTAATCTTACGAAATGGTTTACCAAATAGACTAAAAGTAAGAGCATCCAATACAGTGCTCTTACCAGCTCCATTCGCACCAATAATTAAGGTGGTTGCATGTTCATTAAATTTTACTTCACTATAATGATTGCCAGTACTTAAAAAGTTTTTCCAGCGAATTTTTTCAAATAAAATCATGTTGTTCAGGTGGTATCACAATGTCATTTTTAGTAATAACTGCATATTCGTGACCATGAATATGACAAGTTTTAATCATTAATTCTTCATCAACTTCAATTACATTCATATCAGGATAACCATCATCCTCTAACATCATAGCATATCTTTCAGCATCATCTTCTTCTTCAAAAAGATATAAAATTTGACCTCCTTTCTTATCCGCTACCGCATATGCACCCTCCCTTTCTTTTCCTTCGATAGTTAAAATAAACATTATATTAACTCACATGCCTCTTGATAATTCTCTTGAAGCATCTTCTGAATCCTTGATTTATCCAAATCAACCTGTGCCTCTTCCACATACCTATTAAGAATGGAAAGAGTATCTTCTGATTCAAATGCTTCAAAGTTTTCTGCATCATGAAGAATAAAATTCTCCACGACCTTCAATTCAGCCACGTTAGCATTATACAACTTATCGATGAATTTTTCAAATTTTACTTGATTACTCTTTTTCCTTACAACTATCTTTACTATTTTATTTTCCAATTCTCTTGCATCAAACAACTGATAATCTTGATCATTGTAATATATTATCTTATGAAGTCTATATGGATTATTAACTGGAGTATGTTCTAATGTCTCTGTATCAAATAAATGAAATCCTCTATTAACATCATCTACATCATTCCAGAACATCTCATAAGGATTTCCAAGATAGTAAATATTATCTTGTTGAGAACGGCAATGGTAATGTCCAGAGAATGTCTTTTTAAATTTTTTAAAAATATCCCACTCCATTCCATGTTCCATCATGTGACCTGGTGTTGCTCTGAATCCATTCAATTCAAGATGACCCATACAAACAGTAGAATTTGACTTATTAATCATTGCAACACTTTTCTCCTCATTCTCCTTATTAATCCAAGGTACAAGAAGAATACTTAATCCCCCTACCGTTAAAGAAGTTGTTTCTTCATATATTGGAATATTCTCATACTCTCTTAATAACAAATCAATAGCATTTATATCATTTGTATTCTTATAGTATACATCATGATTACCAACAATTGTATGAACAGTTATGCCCATCTCTTTTAAAGGATCAAAATAATTATCCTTAGCCCATGTCAATGCAGCAAAATCAATTCCTTTTCTACTATCAAAGGTATCACCCATATTAATAACCGTGGTGATACCTTCTTTCTCAAGAGTAGGAAAGAAAACATTTTTATAAAACTTTAGAAAATAATCGTGAAAGAGTTTAGAGTTTTTACGACACCCAAAGTGTTGATCAGTTATTATGGCAATCTTCATTCAATTACGTAATTTAGAATGCACAGCATCTTTAATAGAATTATAGTCACTATAATTAGATCCGTCAATCTGATTATTATCATCGAACACTTCTGAATAACCCGACTTCTCAAGAATCTTATTCTTAATTTCTAACTGACGTTTCTCTCTTTGTATTCTGCGGAGAAATGCATAATGTATAATCTGCGTAAAGTATGCAAAAGGATTACGGGATTTCTCAGGATCAAAGTTATGTATGTACTGAACGCAATTTTCGATTCCATCAGAGATCATGTCCTCCTTGAACATGTAATTTACAAAGTTTGGTTTGAATGATAAATGATTAGCAATCTTTAAGAAACACTCACCAATATACCTTGGTATAACAGGTTTAGTTTTATCTTGCAATCGTGCTATTTCTACATCTTCCCTATACCGTATTAAAGCAGCAAGAAACTCTTTGTTATTTACATAGTGCTCTGACCTTTTTCTTTTAGCCATAGGTCTAATTATTGCCATAAGTCTTTATCACTACTATGTATTATTATAGCATTTCCACATAGACTTGACAAGTTCCTAAAATATAAGTATGATAACTCTGTGGAGGTTCAGAAGAAATAGCTACTTAGTTTTATATATTTTCTCTAGAATATCTTTAGCATCATTAATATTAGCTATATAACCCATTTTTCTATCAAGTTTATATTTACTACTACCATCACTATTTCTATCATTATGCTTTACAAAGTTTTGATGCATAGTAATCATTTCAATATCATTTGATTCAGACATAGTAAGAACATCATTTATATTAATTAAAAACATATCTTCAGTGGTGGTTTTTAACCAAGGTTCTATTTTATAACCTATAATTCCTACTCTTCCTTTTACTTCATGAACTATAATAGGATTAGAAACTAATAGCATAATTTCAGTTTCTTCTTCAGTAGAAGCTACCTTGCAAAAGATTTCTTCTCCTGATTTTAATTTAAGTGTAGCATAAAAATCGTCTTCGATCATTTTTTTAGTTGAATAGTAATTATCTCATAGTTAAAATTTTCTTCGTTATAAATTTTAATTCTTTCAATAAGATGATTAAGGGTATAGTTTCTCTTAGATTTGTACGTACAATCATCAGAGATATCATATAAAGTTGCCTTTACTTTGTCTTTACCTTTTCGTAAAACTCTACCGATTGACTGAAGGTTTCTAATACGAGACTTGGAAGGGCTCGCAAAGATGATGTTGTGCAACCGCTTAATGTTAATCCCAGTACTGAAAGTACCATAGGAAGCAATAATAATCGCATTTGATTGCTCCTCTGTAATTTCTCTAACTAATTCTCTTTCACTAGTGTCTACACCACCATGAATAAAGAATACTTTACGATCACCTTTCTTATTATTATTTATTAAATCATAAAGCACCTGTCCATGTGCTTCTACTCTAGAGAATAAAACAAGAGTATTTCCTTTTAAATCCAAAGAAAGATTTTTTATAAATTTATTTCTTTGTTCATGTGTAATAAGATATTCTATTTCATCTTGATATGTTTCAAATTTTTTTTCTGGATGTTTAAGAACAATACATTGAATATCTAATTGAGAAAGATGCCCCTGTCTCATTAGTTCATCTGTTTTAGTTACTTTATATGATGGTCCAAACAATCCCTCTAAGACCCACTTATGTGTCTGTGTGCCATCTAATGTTCCAGTGAATCCAAATCTATACTTAGCATGATGTAACTTAGTCATTATAGATATAAGTGACTTACTTTTAAATAGGTGAGCCTCATCTCCTATAACTACATTATAATCTTCAAAGAATGATCTTTCTAATTTATAGACTGATTGCCAAGTAGTAATTGTAACTGGAAATTCGTTTGTTTTTTCTTTCCCTGCATATATCTTGTGACAGTATGACTCAGCATTCCAACCATAATCTAAAAAGTCCTTATACATCTGCTCTACGAGAGATGTCGTTGGAACAACTAAAAGGATTTTTTGTTCTTTCTCAACATAATATCTTACAAGAGAGTAAATCATCAAAGATTTGCCTGAAGCAGTGGGTGATATCAATAGCTTTCTATTATGTCTTAAGGCATCGTATACTCCCTCTACTTGGTATTTCCTTGGTTGATGACTGCAAATAGAACTCATATAATCTTTTACACCAGCATATGATATCCCATCATTAATTTCAAATGGAGAACCATAATATTCATTATCCGCAAACTTATATGTATAATCGTGCCTTTCGCAGAACGCAATTATTTTATCCAACAATCCTACATAAATCTTCTTTGTCCTCAAATCAAATAGGTGGATCTCTCCATTCCAATTCCTATTTCGATATTGAGGCATGAACTTTGCACCCTCTACCTCAAAGGTAAAGTGGTCTCTTAATTCATACTCAATATGAGGTTCTGAATCAATTTTTAAAAATACTTCGTTTGCCTTGGATATAACAAGATTGGCTGTACTGTCAATCACATAGACCCATACATCTATGGGTATTTATTAAGTATTGTCAACCCTCCCAAGATACTCTATCGCTTTATAAAGAATTCTAGTATTATCTTTAGCTTCACCTAACATTATATTACAAGATTTACAAAGTAATCCTCTTACTTTTTTGGTTGCATGGCAATGATCTACACTAAAATTTTTTGCGTCTTTTCTTCCCGTTTCTTTAGATCCACATATAGCACATCCATAATTTTGCGATTCTAATATTTGATTATACCTGTTTATATCTATTCCATACAGACGTATCAAATTATTATTATAAGCACGTTCTTTATTACAAGATTTATTTCTATATTTTCTTCCTGTTTCTTTTACTTTATCTATATTTGAATAATACCACTCCTTTGTTTTTTTCTTTATTTCTTCTTTATTTTCTTGGTAGTGCTTCTTGACCCTAGTTATCCTCTTAGGATCAGCTGCTATACATTGTTTGCACTGAGATCTTACTCCAATTTTAGTGGTTCTATCTTTATGAAAATCCGAAAATGGTTTTTTAATATTACATTTGGTACAAATTTTTTGTGAAGTCATTAACCTAAGCCTGAATTAAATCTCATAAACTCAATTGCATTCTTAATCTGAAACGTTCTGTTCTGTATCACCTTAAGAATACTTTCAAGGTATACTAACATTGTATCATAATAATCTATCTTTAAATTTGAATTAGAAAGTTTCTCATCTGCATCAAGATATTTGGTCATAGTATCCTTGTCCCTTATCTTCTTTGGAAAGGGATTTTCTATATAAACATCAGGATCTGCTTTCCCACTAAAATACTCATACCGTTCATGACGGATATTCTTTCTTTGTTGCTCTGCTTTCTTTCTTAATAAGAAGATTGTATTATAAAGTTCAAAATACTTTGCATGAAGAGAGGGGATATTTAATGACTCATCATGTAGATTATCTCTGTCTATTTCTGCATCTTTTTCCCACATCTCTTGAATAGAATCAAGAGTTATACTCATAATTTAGTGCCAGATAAATCAGTAATGTTAAACAAAGTATACTTGAAAGTAACGTCTGCTGTCAAGTAACTTATATCTTCATCGGTTGCATCAAATTCTAAAGTTGATAATGATGTTGGCCACATACCTTGAAATTTTATTTTAAAATTGGGATTTTGTGTGCTGGTTAAAATTTCTAATGTTGCATCTGAATAAAAACTTTGTGTAGATTTATCAGGTTGTGCTATATCAAAATCTTTCTTTTGCCAATCATAAATTTCTTCTAAACTCTCAGGGAATCCTAATGCCCTTATCCAATTAAAAATTTCCATATAATTATCAAGATTTTCATCAACCAAAAATCTTAAACTAAAATCCTCAAATTGAATCTTATCTCCTGGTAGAGGAATATCTCTTAAGTATGTTGGTTGTTCAGCAACGCCAAGAGTCATCTGCGGTATGTTAACCTGATTACCAAAGAAAGACACCTTAGGTGCTTTATCCATGATAAATTTAAACCCAGTAGGTGATAAAAAATTTCTATTCTTTATCTGCTTATCGTATATACTAGCCATTCCAAGTTTTTTAAGTATTTAGACAAAAAAAAGACCCTCCCGAAGGAGAGTCTTGTCTATTTTGTATGGACAAATATATTTATTCGCCTTACATAAGGTTCTTAACAGCAACACGTCTGTAGTAACGGTTAGC